TAATACAAAGATGGTTAAGTTGAGAATTTTAGCACCAAAGAAATTATTTGGTCAAGAAGTACCTGTTAAATTTCAAACACTTAGAAGAGGCCCTTTTCTTAAAACAGATACAGGTAAAAAACTAAAAGAACAAAAAGAAATCAAAAAAATAGTTGGTGTATATGGTGGTAGATTTCAACCATTTGGCCCTCATCACAAAAAAACTTATGAGTGGTTAAAGAAAAGAGTAGATGACGCGTACATAACAACTTCAGATATAAAACAACCACCAAGACATCCAATGAACTTTGCAGAAAAAGTTCGTCATATGACAAAGATGGGTATACCTAAAAATCGTATTATAAAAGAAAAGTCACCTTATGTAGCTAAGAATGTATTAAAGAAGTATGATAAAGATACTACAGCAGTAATCTATGTGTTTGGTGCTAAAGACGCTGGTAGATTATCAAGTGGTAAATACTTTCAAGATTATAAAAAAAATAAAGACAAGATGAATGGTTATGAAGAGAATGGTTACGTTCTTACAGCTCCTCACGTTTCTGTTAGTGTAGGTGGTAAAGAAGTTAGCGGTACAGTAATGAGACAGTTACTTGGTTCACCTGATTATGAAAAAGATAGAAAGAAATTATTTAAAAAAGCATTTGGATATTTTGACCAGGGAATCTATAATATGATGACCAATAAATTTAAAAAGTTATTTGAATCCATTGATGAATTTTTAATTAATAATGATATAAGTAAACTTATTAAAGAATCAAGTACAACAGTAACATCACCGACAGATGACGGACCTCCTACATTTTACAAGGGGTTTAGTGATTATAAAAAATGGTCTAAAAAATGGATAGATGATATGTATGTTGGTCAAGGTTGGGAAGTATTACAATATATTTTAGGTAAACACGCTATAAATCCTGATTATGATTATACTCTTAAATATAATGTCGTACCCGCAGTAGCGTATGGAAGTAAACAATCTGGTGAGTATGGTACTCGTTTTGGAGTTAAAGACCCAATAAACACATATAAAGATTATATTGAAGGTACTGTTCTAAAAAACTTAGGCTATCAAGTATTAAAATGGATGGGAATTACACCTGACGGTAAAAATTATACAGGTGTAAACGTAGAAACTCCAGTATTACCTGGTGTCGGTAGAGATAATGTAGGTAATACAGAAGAAGATAAATTAGAGTTAAAAGAAAAATTTAATTTAGATGAAGAAGTAAAACTTATTATAGAGGGTGGAGCATACGGTCATATGAATCATCCGTTCGATGATAAAAACATTACATTTTCAGATTTAAAACAGATAATTATTAATGGGCTAGGTGGAAACTTAAATAGAGAAGATGGAGTTACAGAAAAACTTGATGGTCAAAATTTAATGGTTTCTTGGGTAGACGGTAAATTAGTTACGGCAAGAAATAAAGGTCAACTAAAGAATTTTGGAGCTACTTCAATGGACATTAAAGGTGTGGCTTCTAAGTTTGCAGGTAGAGGTGATATTAAAGATGCCTTTGTATATGCTATGAAAGATTTAAGTAAGTCTATAAGTGCTTTAAATGATAAACAGAAAGAAAAAGTATTTGACAATGGTAAACGTTGGATGAACTTAGAAGTTATGTATCCAAAGTCTACTAACGTAATAGATTATGATAAAGCACAAATAGTATTTCACGGAACATTAGAATATGATGAAAGTGCCAATGCAATTGGTCAACCCAAAGATTCAGCTCGTATGTTAGCTGGTATGATTAAACAAGTTAATCAAAATGTACAGAAACATTACACAATTGGTAAACCTCAATTTCTAACAGTATCTAAAGTACAAGATTTTGGAAAAAAGAAAAAAACATATCTTAGTAGATTAAATAAATTACAAAAAGAATATACATTAAAAGATAATGACACTTTATCTAAATACCATCAATCATTTTGGGAAGAGTTTATCTTTAACGCATCTAAACAGTATAATTATAAGATACCAAATAAAGTTTTAGTTGATTTAACTAAAAGATGGGCGTTCTTTGATAAGTCTTATAAGATACCAACGATTAAAAAAGATATAAAGAATAAAAAGTTTTTAGATTGGGTTGTATCATTTGATAAAAATGACCATTCAAAATGGGTAAAACAAAATATGAAACCATTTGAAGTATTGTTCTTTGATGTTGGTGCTGAGATATTAAAAAACATTGGAGGTTACTTAGCTGCATCACCACAGAAAGCTGTACAGAAAATTAGAAAAGATGTAATTGCAGCAATCAAAAAAGTTAAGAGTGGTGGAGATATAAAAAAGATACAAACATTGAAGTTACAGTTAGATAAGTTAGAAAAGATTGGTGGGTTATCATCTATAGTCCCATCAGAAGGAATTGTATTTAAATACAAAGGTAAAACATATAAGTTTACTGGTGCCTTTGCTCCAGTAAATCAAATACTAGGTTTATTAAATTTTTAAAGGAGTTATAAATGGGTAGAAGTAGAGAAAGTGTAAGAGAAAATACAGCAATGCGGTCAATCTTACGAGGTGAAACACCTGAAAAAAGAATTATAGTTGGTTACGAAGGTGATAAAAAAACAACAAATCACGGTGATAAGATATCAAATTTATCTAATATCATGCAAGAAGCTAGGATGCCATGGTTTTGTCCGTCTTGTAAGAAGACTATGAAAAAACGTTTAGATAATAAAATGTGGTATTTATATAATCATTGTTTTGATTGTCAAGTTGACCTTGAAAATAAAATGAGAATAGAAGGTACATTTACTGAATGGGCTCAACAAAAAGTGATTGCAAATAAACTAGCTTGGATACGAGATGAAAAAGTAAAACTTATTGAATTTAAAAAACAAGATGAACCTACGTTTTATAACCAAGTAGCAGCAGACGGTGAAACACTTGATAAAGAAAAGTGGAGTGTAAACATACAAAAATTAAAAGAACAGGCAGATGAAGCATTAAATCATCTACAAAAAATAGAAGATTTTTTAACTTAGAATATTTATATATATATAAAAGTATTTATTATTTAGGAGAAAATAAATGGCAACAATAACCAACGAAGGTGGACCGTACGGAGCTAGTGGTGACGCTAGTAGTGGTTCATTTGGTACCGCAATAACAAGAGGTAATCACGGTAGGACTAATTTAGGTAAACATTATCCAGCACCAATTAAAGATGACGCCAAATTTGGTGAAATCAAAACAATTAGTGATGGTAAAATTAATCACTTAACTGGTTCTTTAGCTGGTTCAAGTGGATTTATAGTCCAAACAGCCGGTGAAATGGTAATTTCACCAACTAAAGGTGATGCAATACGAGCAGATGTTGTTACAGCTAAGACATTATATGAAATCGGTGTACGACAGCTTAGTGGTAGTGGGACAGTTCACATAATTTATTAATATGGAACGCAATTCCAAAGGACAATTAAAAGACGTAATTAAAAAAGAATATGTAAAGTGTGCTTCAGACCCTATATATTTTTTGAAAAAGTATTGTTTAATACAACATCCAATAAAGGGTAAAATACCATTTCATTTGTATGATTTTCAAGAAAAAACAGTTGAAGACTTTGTAAATCATAGACTTAATGTAATCTTAAAAGCTCGTCAGTTAGGTATTAGTACTTTAACTGCTGGGTATTCTTTATGGATGATGACATTTCATCTTGATAAGAACATCTTAGTCATTGCTACAAAACAAGAAGTAGCAAAGAATTTAGTAACAAAAGTTCGTGTGATGCATGCAAACTTACCAAGTTGGTTAAAACAACCTTGTGTTGAAGATAATAAATTAAGTTTAAGATACAAAAATGGTTCTCAAATAAAGGCTGTATCAAGTGGTGAAGACTCAGGTCGTTCAGAAGCGTTATCTTTATTGATACTTGATGAAGCAGCGTTTATTGATAGAATAGACACAATATGGGCTGCAGCATCTCAGACGTTATCAACTGGAGGTCAATGTATAGCATTATCTACACCGAATGGTGTTGGTAATTGGTTTCATAGAACTTGGATGGATGCTGAAGATGGAGTAAATGATTTTAATTTTATTAAACTTCATTGGGATGTACACCCTGATAGAGGACAAAAGTGGAGAGATGAACAAGATGGGTTATTAGGACCATCTCTTGCAGCTCAAGAATGTGATTGTGACTTTATTACATCTGGTCAAAGTGTAATTGACGGTGTAATCTTAGAGGAGTATAGGAATACACAAGTAGAAGAACCGATAGAGAAACGTGGTATTGATTCAAATGTTTGGATATGGAAACCACCAAATTACACAAAAGATTATATAGTATGTGCTGACGTTAGTAGAGGAGATTCTACAGATTATTCTGCTTTTCACGTTATTGATATTGAGAATGTAGAACAAGTAGCAGAATATAAAGGTAGAATATCTACAAGAGATTATGGAAACTTATTAGTCAATATAGCAACTGAGTACAACAACGCATTATTAGTTATTGAGAATAATAATATAGGTTGGGCTACAATACAACAAGTAATTGACAGAGAATATGATAACTTATTTTATATGAGTAAAGATTTACAGTATGTAGATACACATAAACAAATTAATAATAAAATTAATAGAACAGAAAAACAAGTAATACCAGGATTTACATTAACACAAAAAACAAGACCACTGGTAATTGCAAAGTTAGAAGAATTTCTCAGAGAAAAATTATCTATAGTCCATTCTCAGCGATTAATAGATGAATTGTTTGTATTTATATATAACGGAAATAGGGCAGAAGCGATGAGAGGTTACAATGATGACTTAGTAATGTCTTACGCTATGGGATTATGGATACGAGAAACAGCTCTTAGATTAAGAGCCGAAGGAATAGAATTACAAAGGAAAGCTGTAAGTAGCATTAACTCTAATCAAGGTGCTTATACAGCAGGAAACAATCAAAATGATTCTTGGACTATGAATATAAACAAGAATCCAGAATCATTAGAATGGTTAATTAACTAAAGAGGTAAAAATGGCCGATACAACATTATTTGGTAGATTACGAAGACTATTTTCTACAAACGTAGTTGTTAGAAATGTAGGCGGTAAACGATTAAAAGTTGCCGATACAAGTCGTACACAATCAATATCACAAAACAATCTTATTGATAGGTATCAAAAGATATTCACTAACTCAGGTCTTAGTGGATACTCAGATACAATGTTAACAAAAACAATGAGATTAAACTTATTTAAAGACTATGAGAATATGGATAACGACCCTATTGTCTCTTCAGCTCTTGACATATACGCAGATGAATCTACTATGAAGTCAGAGTATGGTGAAGTTTTAACAATAAAAACTGATAATGAACAAATTAAACAAATATTACATAATTTATATTATGATATCATTAATATAGAATTTAATCTATGGCCGTGGATTCGTAATATGTGTAAATACGGTGATTTCTTTTTAAAGTTAGATATTAATGAAAAATATGGTGTTACAAATGTTATACCAATGTCTGTTTATGATGTTTCAAGGTTAGAAGGTTTAGACCCTGAAAACCCAGAGTACGTAAAATATTTAATTGAATCAGGTACAACTGAACATAGATTTAAATCTGAAAAATCTGCAACAAAAGAAGAATTAGAAAATTATGAAGTAGCTCACTTTAGATTACTTTCTGATTCTAACTACTTACCTTATGGTAAATCACAAGTTGAAGGTGGTCGTAAGATTTGGAAACAATTAACTCTTATGGAAGACGCTATGTTAATACATCGTATTATGAGAGCTCCTGAAAAAAGAATATTTAAAATTGATATAGGTAATATTCCACCAGCTGAAGTTGATAATTATATGCAACAAATTGTAAATAAGATGAAAAAAGCTCCAGTCATTGAAGAAGGTACTGGAGATTACAATTTAAAATACAACATGCAAAATATAACAGAAGATTTCTTTATGCCAGTTCGAGGTGGGGATAGTGGTACAAGTATAGAAGCATTACCCGGTTTAACATATGAAGCTACTGAAGATATTGAATACTTAAAAAATAAATTACTCGCTTCACTAAGAATACCTAAAGCATTTCTTGGATACGATGAAGCAGCTGGAAGTAAAGCAACACTAGCTGCAGAAGATGTTCGTTTCGCTCGTACTATTGAACGTATACAACGAATAACTCTTTCAGAGTTAACTAAAATTGGTATTGTTCATTTATATTCACAAGGATACACAGATGCAGATTTAGTTAATTTTGAATTAGATTTAACAAACCCATCTACAATATATGAACAAGAAAAGATTGAGTTATGGGGAAATAAAACAACTTTAGCAAAAGATATGATAGAAAACGGTTTAGTATCTTCAGAATGGATATATAAAAATATATTTGAATTTACTGATGATGAAATTAAAAAAGAAGATGCTAAGATTACATTTGATTATAAACAGAAATTTAGACGTTCTCAAATAGAAAATGAAGGTACTGACCCAGCTAAAACTGGAGAAGCTCAAGGAACACCATCAGATATGGCAGCTGGTAGAACAGGTCACGAGTTAGATGATAAAGGTGGTTCACCAGAAGGTGGATTTGAAGGAGCAGGTAGACCGAAAGAAATTCCACATCACGGTAAAGATGGTAGTGCTAGAGGTAGAGACCCACTCGGAGCTCACGATAAGAAGAAGGGTGGTAGTGGAGCACCTAAATATGGTAAAGCATTAGCTCTATCACACTACGATAAATTAAAAAAATCATTAAAAATAGGTAAAACAGATATAAAGATAATAAACGAAACATCTGAAGTTGAAGAAGAGTACAAGATTGAGGTAAGTTCTTTAACTAAAGATACTTAAAATGAATAATTATTGGTTAACTTTATATTTATTTATGAGTAAATATAATTAAATATTGGAGTATTATGTAATGACTCGGAAATTAAAACATTCAAAGATAAAGAATACAAGTATTCTTTTTGAATTACTAACAAGACAGATAACTGCAGATGTGTTGGCAGGAAAAAGCACAAAATCAGTTAAAATTGTAAAAAAGTATTTTAACGAAGATACAGAATTGGGTAAAGAACTCCAATTGTATCGTCTATTATCAGAAAAACACTATGAATCTGAAAGTAGAGCTCACGATTTAATGAGCATTGTCTTGAAATCAAGAAAAAAATTAAGTAATTCTAAACTTCGTAGTGAAAAATATAATTTAATTAAAGAGATTAAAGAAAATTATAAAGTAGAAGATTTTTTTAATGGTCGTATTTCTAATTATAAACTGTTAGCTTCAATATATAACACATTTCAATCAGAAACTATAGATGCAACGTTTAATCCAGAACAAACTGTTAATGCTAAGTTTACTGTCTTAGAACATATTACAAGTAAAAAGATTAGTTCTAAAGAAGCTACAGCACAAGTTTTAAAAGAATATAATAAATCAGACAAAGATTTAAGATTACTCGCATATCAGATACTTGTTGATAAGTTTAATACAAAATATAAAACATTAAATGAATCTCAAAAAAGTTTATTAAAAAATTATATAAATAACGTGAGCAATACAAATTCTTTAAGGGGTTTTGTAAATACAGAGTCAAAAAAAATTGATACGGCTTTAAAACTAAATTTACCACGTGTAACTGATAAAATTACACAAATTAAATTAACAGAAGCAATTAAACAAATAGATAATTTAACAAAAGGTAAGATAGTTAACGAAAAACAAGTTTTAACATTAATGAGATACTATGAATTAGTTAAGGAGTTAAATAATGTCCACAAAAGTTGAACTTTTAAAAAAATATATTAAAGAACTGATAAAACAAGAATTGGAAGAAGCATCGGTTACTGGCAATCTTGATGGGGGAGAAGGTCCTCCAAAAACACCATTTGCATTTAAAAAAAAGAAAAAAGATGACGATGACGATTCTGTAACTGAAGCGAAATTCCACGTAAAAACTGAAATGGGTAGTATTATAGTTGACGCTAGTGGTAAAGGTGAAGCTATAATGAAAGTAGCTAAAGCACTTAAAGGTGGTCGTAAAGGAATTATAAGTGTAAACAGAGTTGGTGCATCTAAGGCAAAACAAGTTGATAAGAAACTTGAAAATGTAACTGAAGGTAAATACCACGATTACAGAAATGATGAATCACTATCACCTAAACAAAAAATTGGTCACTCGATGAGAGAAGTTCGAGATAAATTAAATGAATTAGATAAACTTGTTAAAATGAATGTGAGATTAAAAAACGAAGTAGGAGTAAATTCTACATCATATTGGAAAAATACTCACAATGCAATGAAAAAAATTAGTGAGAGGTTAGTAAAACTAGCAAATAAAGTCGGTCAACTTTACTAATCTTATAATGAAAAAACCGTCTTGGGATAAAGATGGGCTTACCTTTTTAGGTAGATTATTAGGTCTATCTAATTTAAAAAAACGTTGGCTCATAGAAGAAACTAAAGTTAAAGGTGAAGAACCAACTAAAGTAGAAACTATTCATTTTATAGATAAGTGGATAAAAAGACTACAAGATTTAAAAAACGAAATTATTAAAACACGGAGCTAAATGTGAAGAACTTAATAGTAGATTACTTACCATTTGAAATAAAACCAGAACAGATTACTGAATCTATAAAAGAAAACAATGGAAAGTTAATAGTTCGTGGTGTATTACAACGTGCTGAAGCTAAAAATCAAAATGGTAGAGTATATCCACGTGAAATTTTACAACGTGAAGCTAAAAAGTATACAAAAGAATTTATATCACAAAGAAGAGCTATGGGAGAACTTGACCATCCAGAGAGTTCAGTAGTTAATCTACAAAATGTATCCCATAATATTAAAGATATGCATTGGGAAGGTGACAACTTATTAGGTACTGTTGAAGTATTAGGTACACCAAGTGGTAATATATTAAAAGAATTATTTAAAGCGGGTATTAAGTTAGGTATCTCTTCAAGAGGTATGGGTTCAGTAGAGACTGTTAGTGAAGCTAATGGAGACTCAGTAACTCAAGTACAACCTGATTTTGAACTTATTGCATTTGATTTCGTATCTAATCCATCTACACACGGAGCTTTTATGTATCCAACTGGTGTAAATGAATCAATAGATAAGAATCAACCAGTGGGTAGAACTTGTGGTGAATACTGTAAAGTAGAAGCTGTAATCAATGATATTATGAGAGGATAA